TGGTATAGTTAAATCAATTTTATCTATATCATTTAAACTCCTTGTAATACTATCAATAAATTTACTATCAATAGTACATATAGGGGTTTTATTAACCTTGCATAATTCTAGTTCAAATTCTTTATCTAGTTTATTAATAAAAATTCTATTCATACAACTACACCATAACTGGATAATATGCTTTAAAAGCAATATCACAATTACCTTCAACTTGTATTAGATTTTTTCCTTTTACAAGTTCTATCCATTTTCTATTACTATTCATTATCAAATTATTTCCATCTGAATCAAATATAGTTCCTATAGCATTATCTATAATTGCATCCTTATTTGATAAATTATTGATTAAAAGAGGAGTTTTTTCAGTGCTTAAGTTTGTTATACTAATTTCCTCACTAGATATATTTGTAATTTCGATAATTGGTTTATAATTATTAGAAACATTACTCTCATTAAATATAGGAAATGCATCTGTAGGATTTATAATTTCAGCAAAATAATATTTATATCCATAGTTGTTTAATGTTTTAAATGTTACATCTATAATCCCCTTCATATCAGGAGTAAATCTTTTTACATAACTAACACCTTTTAAGAAATATATTATGTCTGCATTATCTTCACTTATAAATTCTTTATAACTATCAGTTATAATCCATTCTAGAAAAAATTCAAGCACTTCATTTTCCCAAACTAGAGCTTCATCTAATTTATTTGCATAACAAAAGCTAAGAACTATTTCGCCATTTTCTTCATTATTGTAAGATATCCCATATTCATTTATGACTCCATCGTTTTCAGTAACCTGATATACTCCAAATTCACTTGAATGTTTTTTATCAAAATAAAAATTTCCTGAATAAAACATATTATCACCTCCTATAATTAATAAAGGGTAAACTTAATTTAAGTCTACCCTTTTAATTTATCTTATTGAACTAGAAATTTGTTTTATAATATCTTTAGTTATTTGATCTTGATATGTTTTTAGATTTTCCATTACATCATTATTTACATTACCCTCTATATTAATTAAAGGTGCATTAAATTCTACATTAGAAGATTTAGCAGGAGAAACATTAGCAGCAGATAAATCTAACTTAACTGTATTAGATAAGGTTGCAAACTTATCTAAATTTAACCCTTTAAGGATACTATCTAAATCCCTAAATGTTTCCATTGCTATACCAAGGTTAGTTATTAATTCCGATTTAATAACTGTACCCATAACTCCAAATAATTCACCTGTGCTTTCGGCAAATTCTAGCATAGCATCTTGCAGGTTACTGATTTCCCCGTCTATACCTTCAAATATCCCACTAGAAATAGCTTGACTAACCATTTCAGCTATTTTACTATCTGACCATTCTTTTTCAAGTTGTTCTATGGCATTTTTGTTAGATTCAGTTATTCTATCAGCTTCAGCTTCAAATGCATCATTAACATCTGAATCTATTTTGTCTTGAGTAAATTTATCTAAGTCTTTTTGAGCATCAGCTAGTAATTTTTGAAGTTCTTTAACCTTTTTTTGTCCTTGTAAAGAACTATCTCTCATAGCAATATCTAGCTGTCTTTGTATATCATTTATTTCAGATAGTTTATCCTCATACTCATTCTTATAGTCTACTTCATCTCTATATTGATTGTATGCATCTTGTTGCTTTTTAAGGTTTTTGACTTTCTCATCAGTCTCCTTATTCATAGCATCAATTCTATCTTCTATCTGTTTTTTATATATTTCAGTAATCTTCTTTTCTATTTCTTGTGTGGTTTCAAGTTGTTCTTTTAAGGTGTCTTTATATGCATTCTCAAGGTCTTGCCACTCACTTTCAAGTCCAGGAAGTTCATCATTTTGTATTTTAAAATACTCTTCTAATTTTTCCTTAACTTCTTCAAAATCACTAGATGAATTTGCAATTTTTTCAAGTTGTTGCACATAATTAGTAATATCACCATCAGAATCAAATTCAAACCCTAATCCACCTAAATAGCCTTGCAAAGAACTTTTCTTACTGTTATAAAATTCTAAATGTTTTTGGACTTCTATTTGTTGCTTTTTGATAAGTTCTAGTTTTTCAGACATTAAATCTAACTTATCTTTTCCTGTAGCATGTTTTAGCTTTTTATCAATTAAATCTATCTTGTGAGCTAAATCATTAAATTCATCAACTAAGACATCTATTTTAGCCTCTTCTAAAAACTTTTCAAGTTCTTTTCTAGCTTCTTCTATTTTATCTTTTGCAGATTCTATAGAATCTTGTAAATCCCACCATTCTTCACTTAAATTAGGTATTTTACTTTGGGTTAAGTTAATATACTCTTCTAATGCTTCCTTTATAACTTCATATCTAGCGTCATTAGTTAAGTTTTTGATGTTTTCTAGATTAGTAATCATTCCAGATGAGTCAAATTTAAAACCAAAACCACTTAAATACTCCCCATAAGTCCTAGCTTGATCTCTATATGAGTTAGCCAATTTATGAAGTTCTTGTTGTTCTTGTCGAATTAATTCTATTTTCTTTTGAATTAATTCTTCTTTTCTTTTACCAAATGCTCTTTCTATATCTTCATCGAGCCTGTTTATTTCTCTTTGTACTTTGTTTAAAGTACCTTCATATTTCCCTATATTTATACTAGCATCAATATTCTTAAGAGATATTTTAAGTTGTTCAATTTCAGAAATACAATCCTTTATGCTTTCTTCCATATCCCACCATTCTTTACTTGCATTAGGGATTTTACTAAATGTTAGGTCTAAATAAGAATTTAAAGCATTTTTAATTTCATCTAAATCCTTCTTAGCTCCATCGTATTGAGCTTGAATTTTATCATTATCTTTGTTAGAATTTGCTTTGTTTTCTAAAGATTTTACATATTTTTCATAAGCTAATAATTTCTGACTATAATTACTTATATTATCTTCTGCATCAAAAGTAAATCCTTTACCTAACAAATAATTCTTAAGAACATCTTGTTGCACCCTCATGTCTTCTGCAAGACTGTGTTGTAACTGTTGTTGCTGTTTTAATAATTCAATTTGTTTTTGTAAATAATTTATCTTTTCTTGTCCAAACGCATTTTCTGATTTTTTGCTAATTATATCTAATTCGTTAGAAATTTTCTTTAAAGAGTTTTCTAATTTCTTAAATATATCAACATCATAATCAAACATATTTTTAGCATCTGTTGAAGAAATCTTTCTCAACATAGGACTTGCTATCGGATTATTACTTACCAACATTTCACTTGATGAAGCTCTAGCCGACATAAGAGATTCACTATCTACACTAGTAGCATCATAAGAAGCAACACTTGCTAATGATTCACCTTGCCCTTCCATAGTAAATACACTTCTAGGAGAACTTACTTTTGGTACACTTCCATTAGTTTTTATACTATAAGTTATAGTTTTCCCATTAGGAACACTTTTAACAGCACTTGCTAATGATTTTACTTGGTTTGCTACTGATGTAGCATTAGTTTTAAAATTAATAGTCTTTGTTGAACCTGCAGCGGTATTTGTAGCATTTATTTTTGCTATAAGACCACTCATATTCTTTGCTGCTTGTGCCGTTTCAGCATTAAATGTTGCAGTTTTAGCATTATCTGCAGCTGCCTTATATTCATTTACTCTAGTAATTAATCCTGATAAGTTTTTAGCACTTTGAGCAGTATTAATATTTACATCTTTAGATGATAAATTCCCTAGTGCTTCTTTAGTTTGATTTATCCTAACTATCAATCCACTTAAATTCTTAGCTGCTAAACTAGTGTTTAAAGTTATAGTAGTCGAAGGTATTTGCATGAATTGATTAGATAAATTATTTACAGCAAGTTTTAAGTTTTCAATCTGAGCAATAGCATCTGCTGTATCAGATTTAAATGAAATTTGGTACTCTCCATCTTTTAACTTAGTAGAATACTCTATAAGTTTATTAAACTCATCTACTGAACCTTGTAATTCTCCCTTGTTAATAGAAAGGTTTGTTGGTTTTTCTAATTCTTTTTTACCTTTATTAATTTCATCTATATCATTTTTTACTTCTTCAGCACCCTCAGAATTTATCTTGTGTGTACTTTCAGTTATTTTACCATTTGAACCATCGTGAATTTCATTAGTTTTTTCTAACTCTTCAGTACCTTCAGTTTTTACCTTATGTGTACTTTCGGTTATGCTACCGTTTAATTCATCACGCTTTTGAGTTATTTCATCTAACTTTTCTATATTCTCAGTATTTATCTTAAAGTTGATTTCAGTATTTTTACCTTCATACTCAGAATTTAAAATTTTCATTAAATCTGGAGGTATATGATAATCTCCTATCTTAATTCCAATTTCTAATTCTTGTTGAGTAGATTTACCCTGAAATAATCTATTTAACTGTTCAGATACATCATCATCTAATGCACCTTCATTTTGAATAATAGTTTTAAGTCTTAGTAGTATATCTTGTTCTGCCTCTGTAGCCTTGTTATCAGATATTATTCCATCTATAGCTGTTTGAATTTGTTGAGGAAGATATTTAAAACTTTCACTCTCTTTTACTTCTGCTAATAACTCTACATCTATTTTCCCTGTAGCTATAAACTCAGAATCTATTAAGTCAGAAAATCTAGCTAATTCTTCAAATTGTTTCTTTAAGTTTATTGCTAAAGAGTCACCATTTCTAAGTTGGTCTAAAGAACTATTATACGATTGTAAGAATTTATTTAACTTAGCATCTGCATAACTTAAACCTTCAAATTGTTGATTTAAGCCTTCAACCCATTTTCCAACTTCAACCCCTGTGGCCTTTTCAAGTTCCTTAGCAAGTTCATTTATAGATTTATTATATTGATCTATATCACCTGTATTTTGGAATGTATCATTTATACTTTGCCATCTAGTATTAAAATCTTCTAAATCTATTTTACCTTCGGCTACAGCTTTAGTTAAATCCTCAATACCTCTAACCATTTGCTTTTGTCCACTTAGGTCGTATTCTCCCCAATCAAACAATGCAGCAAATGAGTTTACATTTCCTTTTAAATCATCCTGTAAAGCTTTATAACTATCTTTCTTAAATATTTCATTAAGATTTTTCTTCTGAATTTCTTGTTCTCTAGCATAATATTCTTCTAGATTTGCAAGGTGTTCGTTATATCTTTCATTATAAGCCTTCTCTTCGTCCTCTAAGGCTTTTATAACCTTTTGAGTTCTTTCTTTTATGCTTATTTCTCCGCCCCACCAGTTTTTATCTGATAAAGCATTGTTTGAAGTTATGCTTCCTCCTTGGAGTGCAAGTTTCATAGAAGTATAACTAGATTCTAATTCCTTAGCTGCTTTCTTTATATTTTCAGTAGCATTTATCCCTAAATCATTTTCCTTAGATTCAAGTAATCTTTGTTTACTTTCTACAGCTCTATCCAGTTCTTTAATTAAATCTTGGACGTTTCCATTCATTGCTAGTATAGGATCATTATTTTCATCATATCCTATTACTAACTCTGGCATAATATTAGCTATCTCATTTTTTAATTCACTAAATCTTTCTAATTCAGAAGCAGTTTTATTAGTTTTCTTTGCTAAACTATCATACTCTTTTGATATAGACTCTAATGATTTCTTCTGAGATTGATATCCTTGAATTTCTCCATTTATAACATCAATACTTTCTCTAGCTTCTTCTGCCGCTATTTTATGTCTATTTATATAATTATCAAAAGCAGTAATAGCTTGACCTATTCCCCAACTTGCTAATCCTATTAACGCACCATTTAATAATGAAGTACCAACCATAGCTAATTTGCTACCTGCTGCACTTTGAGTAAAACTAGAAATAACATTTTTCATACCACCAGCAACTTTAGTCTGACTTTTTGCAAGTGTAGTATTTTCTCTGTTGATTCTTACTATACTTTGACTAGCATCACCAACTCTTAAACTATATTGTTTAAATGAATCACTAGTCTTAGTAGTAGACTTAGATAATTTTGTTTGATTATTTGCAAGTTTTTGAATTCCACTATTTGTAGTTGAATAATTTATAGTAGTACCTTTTAAAGCTTCATTAAATGACTTTATTCCGTTTATCATTCCTGAACCAAATAATTCAATAGAACCATTTCCTGATAATACTCTAAAAGATTGCCCCAAAGAAGTAATTAATCCTATAGTAGCTGGTAAAACAGCATTAAATTGATCTAATACTTTAAGCGCACTATTTAATCCATCTGTAAACGATATAGCTCCATCTAAAAATCCTTTAGCAAAATCACTACTTATAGTTGTAGTAACTAAGTTTTTAAGATTTTCCTTAAGAGTATTCCACTTACCTTCAATAGAATTCAGATATCTCTCCTGCTCTCTTTGAGCTGAACCTATTGTAAATCCATTATTATAATCTTCTTGATACTGAAGAACTGTCTCCCAATTCCCCATCATAGCCATAAGGGTATTAATATGGTTTTTTCCTGCTATCGACTCTGCTATAGCTAGTTGCTTGTCTTCTGATAAATCATCCCATACAACATTAAGCTCTTTAAGGATAGTCATCATATCCTTAATTTCACCTTTTTGTTTATTAGAATATATATCTATACCTGCTATAGTTTGCAATGCTTTTGCAGTACGATTCATTTCTAATGAACCATCTTTAGCGGCTGCTTTAACCCCACCTAAATTAGTTGCCATAGTTTTAATAGCAGTACCAACTTTTTCTGCATCTTGAACACTTTCATTTGCCCCAACTATCATAGATATAGCATCTTGCATAGATACTCCAAACTCAGATAGTACAGATCCAGAACGCATAAGTGCTTCCCCTACGTCTCCTGTAGAAATTGCGAAGTTATTTCCAGCATGGTTTGCCAAATCAAGGAATTTAGTAAGATTATTATAATCTTTACTCATGCCTTGAACTTCTTCTCTAACTGGCTTTAATGCGTTTGTCATACCTCCGTATGAACTCATTATAGAAGCAATATATGTATCTGCTTGGCCTTGACTTAAATCTCCGACATTTGCAAATGTAGCTGATGCCTTAGCTATTTCAAGTGCATCTCCCATAGTTTTAGCACCTGTTTGCAATGCCTTTGCCATACCTTGTATTACATCTTCACTAGATTGTCCTACAACTTTTGCAACTTCAACTGCATCATTTTTTACAGCTTTTAATTGCTCTGTAGTCCCTTGGAAACTTGAAGGGGCTACTTTCATCATATCTCTTAAAGCACTATCTAAATTAACTATAGTATCTTTTATAGCAGATACTCCATCTTGAATAGCATCCCCTATGATATTACCTAATGTAAAAGTCCTCATCGAATCATATAAGTCATCAAAGAAGTTGCTTTTCATAGTGTTGCTCATATCACTTAAGTCACGTTTTGTTTGAGTTAAATCCTGATTAATTCTTCTAAATTCTCCAGATAGATGAGACATATCTACTTTAGATACATTTTCTAAATAAGAATCTAAACCTTTTAATTCAGTTTTAAACTTTTCAACTTCCCTAACAACTTGGTCAAACATTTGAGTTCCTTTATATTTTCTCTCAAGTTCTTGCAAGTTACTTAGCATTTTAGTTTTAAACTCATTAACTTTTCTTACAGCATTATCATGATTTACATCTAATTTGAATTCTACCTGACTCTTATTAGTATCAATAGAGTTACTATTTTTTAATACTGTATTTTGAACTTTTTCCATTACTTGGTCATAAACTTTTGCACTTTTAGCAGCATTTTCTATGCCTTGTTGCATTTCCTTCCATGACACAATCTGTTTTTCTAGTATTTGAGCTGTTTTATTATCTCCACTAGCTTCAAGTTTATCTTTACTTTTAACAAGTCTTGTAATTTCATTATCAACTTGTTTATAAGCCGTAGATAACTGATTTACAGACTTCTCTATATTATTTACAACTTTTCTAACTTCTGTTCCGTCTCCATATAAAGTTGTAGTTATATCCCTACCTGGAGAACCTAGATTTTGAGTTAGAATTCTTTTTATACCATCTGCTGCACTATCTAAATAGTCAACATAAGATTTAATACCTTTTGTATCAAATACTTCTGGCATTTCAAAGCTACTAATTTTTTCTTGCTGCTTTCTTATCTCGTCAAACTCTTCATTGGCCTTCTTCGCTTCTTGATGCAATTTGTCAATAAAAGAATTTTTATATTCAGCTTGTTGAGTTTGAGATATTGCTTTATTAAGCTCTTCTTGTAGCCTAATTTGCTCTCTTGTCTCATCATTGAACCCACCATTACTTCTTAAATCCAAAGTAGTTAAAGCTTGTTTTTGTCTTAATAAATCAATCTCTTTATTTAAAGAAGCTACTACATCATTACTTCTATTTAATTCAGCCTTAGATAACTTAGTAAAAGCATCATTAATTTGTTTATCTAAGTTTAAATATTCTTTAATCTTATTTTCTAAGTTTAACTGTTCACCAGTTTTAAATACACCTTCAGAAAATAAAGATTTTTGAGTTAATTCACTCATGCTATTTAATTGCTTTAAAGCATTTTCTATTTTTTCTATATTAGCAATTACTTTTTCATCAATATCAAAAGCATTAGTTAATTTTTCTCTTAAATTATCTAAGTTTATATTATTTGTAGCCTTTTCTAAATTATCTATAACATTTTGAACACCATCGAAGGCATTAAGTTTTATAAAATCTTCATCTGCTCCAAATACGCTTTTGTATTCTTGTTTCATTTCCTTAAAGTTCTTTATAAAACGTTCATAAGCTATAAATAAATCATTAGGAATATTTAAATCTAAATCTTTTAAATCATCTAAGGATAAGTAATTCTCTAACATCTGTTTTAGTTGAGATTCAATAGCATGATTCTCTGTACTATCAACAGGAATAAGATTTTTACTAAGATTTTCTATATGATCAATTATTTCTTTTTCATCATCAGATATCTTATCTAAGTTTTTCTTTATGTTTGACTTAGCAGTTGATATTTTTGATGATAGTTTTCTAGCTTCGGCAACAGCTCTTTCAAATCTTTCAGACGATTGTCCTATAATGTCTTCATATCCACCATTATAAGTACGTCTACCCATTTCTCCACTATCTAGTTCAAAAACCTTAGAAACTTGACCTACAGTTTGAACACCTAAACTAGAGAATTCTTTTTGAAGTTTATCTAATTGCTCTTTATATTTTATTACATTTCTAAAAGCCTTTTCAGATGAAGAATTTTTTAATAAATCTATATATTGTAATGAGTCTTCATTTTTCTTAGCAAATTCTTTAAACGCTTTCTCGTTATTTTTATTATATTGAGATAGCATACTATCCATTTCTTTGCTAATTTGGTCTAATTCTTCCAGATGTCTAAGAGATTCTTTTTGATCTCCTAATAATCTTTTTACTCCATTTTCGGCATTACTTTTAACATCTACACCATTATTAGAGATTTTATTTTGCTGAGACATTAATTTATTTATATTTTTAAGATTAGTCTCCAACTTATTTAGACCATTAAATTCTATATTTGTAAGTTTATTTAAGTCTGATGTTAGTCTAGCAATACTACTACTTATACCACTTATGTCAAACTTACCTAGCTTTACTTGAAATTCTAAAGGTTTATTATTATATTCTTTTATTAATCCATCTAATGTATTTTTGGCACTGTCGTCTTTAGCTTTGACATCTACCTCAATTCTTAGTTCCTCTGACATTTAACCACCACTCTTTCTAAAATTTTGCATAAGAAAACCACTTCCTTATGCTAGAAGTGGCAATTAAGTTATTATTTAATTGGTATTCCTTTATTTCTCATTTCTCTTTTGTATTTTTCAGGGATTTTATCTCTTGCTATATCCATAACTTCTCCTTCAATATCAGTAGCCCCTCTTCCCCATGTATGACCACCTTCAAGCCCATAAGGGACATAAAATCTAGTACCTTTAATATATGAGATATGATCTCCTGTATGTGTTATACTAACTTCAACATTCTCATTCCCAATTTTAGTTATCTCAACCATATCCTTTAGCTGTTCCGTTCTTTCATATATCTTAGGACTATATGCTTTATAGACTTCGTTATCTATAGCTTCTTTAAAAACTTCTTCTAATTCCTTACCTACCTCTGGCATTGAATTAGCAGTAGCTTTATTAACATATCTCATTAAATCATTTAAACTTTTAAACGTTGGCATTTTTTAAACCTTCTATATCTTCAGTCATTTCATTCATTCTATTTAATGAATATGCTGTCATAGCAGATATTTTAGCTTGATTTAATAACCTCATTTGAGATGATATAAATTCATATTGTAACTCATAAATAATTTCATCTATTTCATGATTTATTTGTAATAATATTATGTTTGGAGCTTTTGCCAAAGGTAATGTGTTTTTTACGTCCACATCTAAATCAACTAATTCTTTAAGTATTGATTTATATAACATATCAGCAGCCTTATTTTTATCAGTTAATTGATGGCCTACTTTTAAAATGCTTAATAAATTCTCTCTTTTCTTACCTATAGCGTTATATATTATTATTTGTTTTTTATCCCCGTCAACCTCATATTCTAAAATTTTTCTAACCTTATTTAATTTTAATTCAGACAACTTAACTTTCATAAAATCTCCCTCCTTATAATAAAAAAAGAAGAGTAACATTTTTACTCTTCTTCTAGTCTTAATATTTTTTCTTGTAATGTGTCTATGCTATGAATAGCCGTATCGTCATCACTTTTAAACTTGTTTCTTAAGTATCTATAACTTAATGATAAATCTGCTAACATAGAAACTTCTTCTTTAGTAAGTTTCCCATCATATTTATTTCTTATTTCTTTTGCATTATTTTTAGCAGTTTCAGACAATTCAACATTTTGTTCTAATTCCTTACTATAATCTAAACCTCTTTCTTCTTTTTCTACATACATATCAAAGTTTTCTTTAACCGCTTTGGCATCATTGATTAGTATCATACGATCTTTATCCGAAAAAGTCCATTTAGAATTAGAAGATGAACATCCAGTTAAAAGAATACTTATTATTAATATTCCTACCATGAATATATTTTTCATGTAAACACCCCTTATAATATTTTTATAATTATATTATATAACTTTTTTATAAGAAAATATTCACAATTTTGTTAAATTTAACAAATAAAATCCTCATTTTATTACCTAAAAATAAACCTACCTATATTTACAGATAAACTTATTTTAAAATAATAAAAAAGTAGAGAGAATTTCTCCTCCCTACTTTATCTAACTACTTCGCAGCTAACATTGAAGAAGCAGGTTTCATTTCAAAGAATGTACCATCTTGAGCAACCATTACGTCCCAAGACATATCAAAAGATGCAACGTTCTCTGCTGAGAATTCTATTGATCCAGATGGTTGAGGTTTACAGTTAGGGAATGACATTGTATATATCTTTTCTACCCCACCTTCTTCTACAACTCTGAAAGTACCTTCTATCTTATATGAAGCAGCAGGTAATACAGAAGTAGCCTTCATAGTTTCACCAGTCTTAACAGCTCCAAGTTGCATAGATAATAAATCTATGTTAGTCATTTCTGAACTCATAGAGAAAGTCCCTTCTGTAGTTCCAGCAAATGCTATAGCATTTATACCTTTCTTCTTAGCAAATACGTTTTCAGTATTTCTTTCAAACGAACAACTGTTTAAGAAATCAACAGTTACAGCAGGACTAGACTCCCCTACTTTAGTTATTTTAAGATCCATAGCGTCTTTTATTGCAAAGTTTGCCATTTCTTACCTCCATAAAATTAAATATTTTTGTATATAAAAAACGCCTAGTCATTTCGACTAAGCGTACTTTTATTGATTTTAATTTTTTCTATCCAATGTTCTTGTTTATCTTTAATCTCAAATTTAGGACTAACCATATACATAACAGTGGTTTCATAATTGTCTTTTTTAGTTAAAACATCAAAGGAATTTTTTAATTGATATAATGTTATACTTAGAACATCTTCATATTTAAAATTAGAGGTATGTACTAATACATTTACCATATCGAGTATAGTTAAATCTTTTTCATTTTTTTGTTTCCCAACTCGCTTTTCATATTCCTTTCTTCTGCGTTCAAACTCTTTTTCTATTTCAGACATTTCTTTTTTCACTGGCTTATTAAATTTGAGTTTGGACTTATCTATCTTTAACATCTCTAATACAACATCACAAAGTATTTTAAAGTTAGAATTATTAATTTCTACTTCTCCTATTTGAATAGTGAATTTATCTGTAATTTCAACCTCTTCATCATATAAAAACTCCAAAGATTGCTTAATAGCAAACAGCATATCATTTCTATTACTTTGTAAACAGTTCACTAATAAAAATGTTAAATCTCCCATAGATTCCTTTAATTTTAATACTGAATCTTTTTCTTTCGTTTGTCCGATAACTATATCATTCATAACAAAAGGATAAAAAAAGCTATCTATTCCAATATCTTTACTTAAAAAATCTTTTATCTTAGGTTGTTTTATTTTCCCTAATCCATATTTTTCAAGAGGGATATCAAGCCCAAATAAATAATAATATTCATATCCATTATTCATAAGATTATTTTCCTTTTACTTGTATTCCGTCTACTCTACATATAATCTCATATCCTGAGTATTCCATACCCAATCCAAATAAATGATTCACTCTATAAACACTACATCTACCTAATCCTTTAAAGTAATCATCATTTTCAACGATATCTGAAATACAACATAATAAAGCTATATCTCTACTTCCATTAGGAGTTAACAAACATTCCTTATGAACTAATACTGCTACTTTAAATGTCATAGTCTTTATATTTTGGTTCTTAGCAGATTCATTTCTAAAATCTTCTAAGGTAATAAAAACATTGACATCTTGGTTATGTAAGACTTTATCTGGTCTTCTATGTAGCCATACTTGTTTTTTGTATAATGCACTAACAGGATCTTCTAAATCAGGCATAGATAAAATATCTTCACCTTCTTCATCGACATCCTTGTAATATACTAATTTATAAAAGTCAGGATTAGTTATTAATCTAGTTAATACGTCAGATACAATAACATTTCCTAATCCATATAACTTTGCCATCAACTAATCCCCCTTTATATACTTCTGATAACAATTTCCAAAATATCTACAAGGTTATTACTAACAAATAACTTTAACTTGACTGCTTCTCCAACAAACCTAACATTTGTAGGGAAATTAATCTCACAATGTTTATCTCCACCACCAGGAGTTTTAAATGTTATATATTTTTTCATCTCTGGACTACATTCTATTTCCCAGTGCTTATAATCAACTTCTTTAGAACAACTATATATCTTCTTACTTCCTAACATAGCTTTTTTATCTCCAACTATTTTAGGAGTGCTTGTATCAACTTCTTTTACTTCTGATTCTTCATTCCATGCTATGTTATTTTCTAAATCATCTTTATCAACAATAGTAGTTTGTAACAGCATAGATTTTATAGCACATTGTCCATTATGATTAGACCTAAATTCATAATCATTGATATTTGTCATTCTAAATGTTAATCTGCTCCCTATCATAATTCTTGTATTTATATTTACACTTTTTGTTATAGGGTTTTCTCCATAATAAATAGAAAGCTTACCATCTTCCTGTGAAGTATATTTGTTATCAGCTAATCCATCTGAATATAATGATAAGTTTTGTACATAAATAGGAAATTCATATACCACACCATTCTTTTTATATCTCCATATATTGTTACATTTATATAATGTAAACTTCTTATGAGTATCTAGTGTTCTATGCTCTTTAAATGTCGCTAACCAATACGCACCATCAAATTCTACATAGCATCCTATATCAAAATTCTCATCTTTTCTAGTTAATAAATATTTTTGGTCAAATGCTTTTATATCATTATCCGATATATTAAGCACAATACAATCTATTTCATTAGTGTTTCCTAGAATATTTATTTCTCCTGGTAAAGTTGCCTTTAATCTCTTAGCAGAAGGAGATTCTCGAAGTTGGTTTTCAAAAGTCCTTTCAGCTTGAGAAATCAACTTTTCTCTTCTATCACTTGCACCTAATGAAACTCTTTTTCTATAATTATATAAATACGAAGCCATTAATTCCACCCCGTACATTCTTTAAATCTATATTTCCCTTGATAAGTTTCTAGTTGTTTTCTAGCTTTGTCTTCTAAATTCATTAATCTCATAAGCATATTAGCATTTGATAGCTTATTAAAATCTTTATCTGAGACAAATTGTCTTAAATTTTCTTCTCTTTTTATCTTAGGTTGTAAGTAATGAACAACCATTCCCCATGCTAAAATCATTATCTCATTCATGCTTAATACTTCATGAAATGTCATAGTATCATAATCAATGGATAAATCCTTTTTACACTGACTAAATTCAACTGTAGCATTTTCTAAATAGTTAAGCATTAAATCCTCTATAACTTCATCTTCAACAAGTAACCATTCTTCATCTTCTATCATACCTAAAAACTTTCTATATACATCCTGAATAGGAGTTCCCATTTTACCACCACCTATAAAATAAAATAGGTAGTGCAAAATGAGCACCACCTTTTAAAATCTACATTTTATCTGTTTATATAATAAATCTACAAATTACATTTCAAATAAATCTTCTCTATCAAGTCTTTTACATAAAGCATCTTCTTTTAATCTAGAGTCAAATTTACCTTTTTTAAATAGTTCAACAGCTCTTCCTGCTATTGTTTTTACTAAATCAGTATTTGCATCTTCTACTAATCTTGTAAACTTTCTAGTGTCCATTTTTAGTGTTTGACCTATATAATCTGTATCATAATTTTCAATTTCATTTTCTTGATATATTTCATCAAGATTTAAATAAGTTATTATATCTTCTAAGTCATATTCGTCGCTATCTACATCTATTATTGCTATTAAGTGCTTCTCAAAGAAACCTTTATATCTACTAGCAACTTCCGATATATCTGCTAAACTTATAAATTCTCTATCTCCTGACTTATTAAAATTAAATATTAGTCTACCATCTCTGCCTCTACATGAAGTAGCACATGAGTTAAGATTTAATATTTCAACTTCTATTTCATATTGTTTTGACCTAAACTCTTTCTTTAAATCTTTATAAGTTTTTCTAGGAACTATTTCTTCTATTTCTATATCTTCTTCTATTTCTTCAACATCATCTATTATTTCATCTATTATTTCTATTTCTTTTGCTTTTTTTACTTCTTTCTTTTTTGAAGTCTTAGTGTTCTTTTTAATCACTTCTTTAGTTTCAGTTTTAGCTTTAGCCATAATATCAATCTCCTCTTATTTTAAATTAATTTAAAAGAGAGGATAAGTTAATATCCTCCCTAAAGAAATTATCCAGTTATTTCAACAGCACCGAATTTAGCAGCAACTAATACAGCAACGTGTATTTTTTGCATGTAAGTCATTTCTATTTGTTGGTCATCTC